CCAATCACCTAAGTAATTGTCTTTGTCAGTTGGTTGACGCAAGATATCCTGAAACTCTTGGCTATCTACTAACTTCTCACATTTGATACGCCATAGATGAGGATACCATGTTTGTGAAAAACCTTCACTACCATAGTTAGCATCTGTAACTTGATAAAATCTTTTCAGTGCTACTGGAAATTCTGTAGCATCATCGTTTAATGGATTGTAATCTAGTAAGTGAGGTAATTCGATGACATCACCTACCATTAATTTTCTGCCTATGATATCGATCATGTCATTGTAATGAACATTAATAAAAATAGTATCATTACTTAAGAATAAGCCAAACTGACTAAGATCAAAGTCTAAGTTTTGTACGTTATAATGGCCCCGTAATCGATAAATATCCTTCTCATATTTTCTGTCTCTGTTTTCTAAAAACAACAAATCTTGTATATTTGTTGGGTCCAAAGAACTGTATTGAGGTTGCGTAAAATCAGCAGAAGGTCCTTGATCCTTTGGGCCTGCATACTTATGAACATAGAGATCAGTACCACCAACGGTCATTTGTTCAGAAATACTTCTGTCTAAAAAACGATAGTCGTTTTGCTTCTGTTCTCGGTATAAACTTAATCTTGGCATATATATATTTATCTCAATACAATGAGACGAAGAATTTGGGTAAATAAAAGGTTGAATCAAAAAATTATTTAATGTATAATGCGAACACTAAGTATGAACATTAAAATTTAAAAGGGATCAAATGGCTAGACGGAAGCAAAAAACAGTTTATCTGACACCTGAACCAAACTGGGAAAAATATAAGGGTCTTGTAACCGAAGAAGAACGCATTAAAGCATTCCAAGATTGTCAATATTTTATTCGTACTGAAATTAGTGACAAAAAACGATTGCTACAGTGCAAAACTTGGTTGAAAAAAGATTCGGGTTACACTGATGAAGAAGTAGAAATCATTCTCAGAAATCCAGACTGGAACTTTAATTCTACCGGAACAACAATATTTTTCTTAAGCAAAGTTGGGTATGCACCTCAAGGTCATTGGGATCATATTGGAAAACTCAAAGAAGAATGGCTCGAAAAAGGTGAAAAAATTGCTAAAGTCAAAGAAGAAAAAGCAAAAGACAAACCTAATCGTCCTTCTATACAAGAAGTCATGTTTGGTAAATTAATGGAAGCAGGTGGAGAAATCGATGGTATTATGGATCAACTGTTTGAAGATGAGATAAAGGTTGATGTTAAATTTAATACAGCAATCATGCGAGTACTAAACACATATAATCCTTTACCCAATCATATTCCTAAATTAGTTGAAAGTTATACAAAAGAACAAAAAGAATTCAAAGAAGTTATTGAAGGTAAAGATGAACAGTTAGTTGAAGCATACAACCATTTAACTAAAAGAAAACTTAAAAGTATCATAAATGCATATGATACTATGATCGGCGTATTAAATTCATATCAGGCTCTTAAGATTAAGAACAGGGCTAAACGTAAAACTAAGCCAATTACTCCTGAGAAAGCAACACAGAAGTTGAAGTATCAAAAGAGTTTTGAATGTGAAACAACTAAACTAAAACTAGAAAGTATCAGACCAGCAGAATTGCATATGTCTAAAGAAGCATGGTGCTATGATACTGCTAAAAGAAAACTTCATCACTATGTCGCAGAAGATATGGCAGGAGAAATGTTCGTCAAGGGTAATACATTGTATGGATTTGACAAGTCTAAGAGTGCAATTAAGACATTACGTAAACCCAAAGAACAATTAAAAGAAATTATGGGCAGTAAGCCCGCGGCACGTAAATTCTTTGATGATATTAAAGCAGTCGGTGTTCAACCGAAGGGTCGTTTTAACGATTCAATGATTATTTTAAAGGCGTTTTAATTATATGGCAAATTATATGTTGATTGCGGGGTGTAGTCATGCCGCTGGTTCGGAAATTGATGGTACATTATCTAGTCCAGACAATCGTAAAGCAAGTTTTGGTAACCAATTAGCAAAAATGATGGATCATGTTCCCATCAATATTGCAAGAAACGGTTCCTCTAATGGTGCTATACATCGTAGTGTACTAAATTGGTTTACACTTAACCAAGATTTAGTGACAAATAAAGCAAACAACCTTTTTGTTTTAGTCAATTGGGCAGAAAGTTGTAGAATAGAAGCACCCGTACCGCATGATGTTGGCATTGACCAAGATACTTGCGCCGATTGGGCTGACCCTTCGTTTTTAAGTTCAATACAAGTAAATGTAATGACAGATCCACATCATGTTGCGCCACAAGAAAAAGAACAATTCTTAACAGCACAAAGATTCTTAGTTTACTCTGAAATTTATACCGAATGTTTAACTGCAAAAGATGCCTTATCATTGCAATACTTTTTTAAAGCAGAAAATGTTAGATATTTAATGACTAATTCTGGAATTGCTTTCAACAATAGAAACATGAAATGGTTAAAACCTTATTTGTCAAAAATCGATGCTAAACGTTATTACATGTACAGAAATAATGAGTACGGTTTTTATGAAAAGTACAAACAAGCAGGCATGATAAACCCAAATGCTAAGTACGGACATCATGGAGCAGACGCACATCTATCCAGAGCCAATGATTTGCTCAATTATATAAAACAGAAAAACATTTAGACAGATAAATACTAGAAATAGGAATTTATTAATATGTCATCAGAACAACTAGCAGTACCAAACGGCGAAAACCTAGAACAACTCAAAGAAAATTTGTTTGATCAGGTCCGTTTTAGGCTGGGCGACGGCATTATAGATTTAGAATTAGATCCAGAACATTACGAAGCCGCATATAATATTGCTGTCAAAGTATATAGACAACGTGCAGAAAATTCTGTACAAGAGTCTTACACATTGTTAACTGTCGATAAGAACCAAGATACATATACACTTCCCAGTGAATTCATTAATGTCAGACAATGTTATAGAAGAACAATCGGACTTGAGACAGGTCCTGGTGCATCATCGTTTGATCCGTTTTCATCTGCTATCTTAAACACTTACTTGTTAAACTATAACTATGCAGGTGGATTAGCAACATATGACTTCTATGCAGGGTATGTAGAACTTGCCGCTAGAATGTTTGGTGGGTTTGTTATTTACACATGGGATCCTGTAACTAAAACAATTAGATTTGTCCGAGACTTTAAAGCATCAGGTGAACAAATTCTTATTTGGGCTGATATTACTCGCCCAGAAACAAGTTTACTACAAGACCCGGGCATTGCACCTTGGTTAGAAAACTATGTTTTAGCAACCTGCATGATTACTATGGGTCAAGCACGTGAAAAATTCTCAACGATTGCGGGACCTGCAGGTGGAACTGCTCTTAACGGTGCGGCAATGAAAGCAGAAGGTCTTGCGGCACAAGAACAATGTCATAAAGATTTACGTGACTACGTAGATTACTCTCAACCTCTTACTTGGATCCAGGGCTAACCTATACCGAATGACGATTCAAAGTTGTCAACTTACAGATTCAATTTGGTGTCTTAATGTAGAATGCGGTCATGATCGTAATATACCCTTCAACGGTCATATCGATTCTAATCAACCGTATAACACGCAAAATATTGAATATTTAATTATTGGTTTTATGTTATATGAACCACAATGTGGTTGGGACTACACAACGTTTACAAAACAAACACTAGAATACTTGCACACAAGCCAAATGTTTCCTAATCTAAAACATGTATATCTATTACATGAAGGTACTAGGGTTAACATAAATGAACTACCTGATTATTATATGGTTTTCGGTCACAACCCTAGATATTTTTTATTAAGGTCCGAAGGAACCGAAGAAAGAAGTTATGGATTAGATAATAACAACAGTTGGTTAAATACTCTCCACAACAAAGATCCTAAAGCACTTTGGTTAATTGGAGATATTTCAGGGAGACCCCATAAACTGCCTTTGTTGTATAAATTTTTAAAAGAAAACACACTTGAACGTTTAGATTATTCTTTAACAAATACATTAAACAATTATGAAAACCCTTTTAAAGATAATGATACACAAGATTATCAACCTATATTAGATGCTATTGATGAAGATTTAGATTTAAATGATTTAGTAAAAATTTATAATCAACTTAAAAAAACATTACCCGGAGATAGATTTACTGAAGTAAACAAAACAGGTCTTGTAAATTCTTTTGATGTTGCTAATTATCTTTTTCCTGATGAATGGAATGATGCATCATTAATTGTTATGCCTGAAACATGGTTTGATAATCCTAATCCCCCTCATTGGTCATATGAACATGAAAAAGTAAATGAAGAAATGGAAGTTCGTCCTTTTTGGGAACATGACATTTATTCTACTACAGAAAAAACTTGGAAGCCAATTGCAACTAAAAAACCCTTTATAGGAATTAGTAAAAAGGATTTACAAGAAAAAACATTAGAAGGGTTAGGATTCAAAACATTCAGACAATATACAACTCAACCAAATTTAATTGGACATATGGATAATGAAGTTGACATTGCACATGAAAGAATAATTTCTTTTTTAGATGATATGGAAAACTATCAATGTGGTATAGTAGACGATATCGAATATAATTACAAACATTGGAAATATGTGTTAGACCAAGAATGGCAATTATTATATCGATCTTGTCCTCCATTAAAACATGTATCTAAGCATAAATTTTTACGAATGTTTGTTTGTCCATATGAACACAATATACATATCGATGATAGTTGTGACTTTTCTGGGCAAATTGTTTGACAAAACACTTGACTTCTGCTTTCATATCCTTTATAATTATATTACTTTACTAGAGGACTATCCATATGATTATAGGTATTACAGGACTTATCAGCAGTGGTAAAGATACTGCGGCTGACTATCTTATTAGATTTCACGGCTTCAGAAAATTAAGTTATGCGGGTCCTCTAAAGGATTGCGTATCTGCTATCTTTGGTTGGGACAGAGAAATGTTAGAAGGCACTACTCAATCTAGTAGAGAGTGGCGAGAAGAAGTTGATGAATGGTGGGCAAAACGACTAGATATGCCTCATCTAACTCCTCGTTGGGTCTTACAGTATTGGGGAACTGAAGTAGGCAGACGTTCATTTCATAATGACATCTGGGTATCAGCAGTAGAAAATCAATTACGTAATATACAAGATAATGTAGTTATAACTGATTGTCGATTTAAGAATGAAGTAGATGCGATTAAAAATGCAGGTGGAACAACAGTTAGAGTTGAACGAGGTGTGCAACCTGATTGGATATCAGATGCGGTTGATTATAATTACTATCAAAATCCACAAGCACTTGCACGTTTGACTGATTTAAATGTACATGCTAGTGAGTTTAGTAGTGTAGGTTTAGATTACGATCATACTATTCAAAACAATGGTACAATTGACGAGTTGCATAACCATATGAAATTAATAATCAACAGTTAAGTCTCCCCTAACCCATACAATTTCTTTTCTTTTTACAACTTCAATACAATTTAAACAAACTGTTCTTAAGTTTGTAAAATCTGTATTTTGAGGTCTACCATCTATATGATATACGACCATTTGTGTAGAGTATAAACTTTTAAATCCGCATAAAAAACATAATTTGTCTTTTTCATATCCTGCTCTTTGCCAAAGATATATAGGCTTTTTTATCTTATTAGTTTTACCGCATTGGTTGCACATACTTCTATAATGCCTTTTGCCGTTCTTAATATAATTCACAGCACAGACTTTTTTGTTACAAACATTGCATATTGGTCTAGGTAAACTCATATTAGTATTTATAGAAATGCCTTCGAAGGTATCTTAATCCATTGTTTTTTGTAATACATGATAAATAATAGTATGAAAAAACAATCAGGGTGTAACCCTCAAAATCATACAAAAGGAATATTATTATGGCACTAACATCACCAGGCGTAGAAGTAAGCATCATTGACGAAAGCCAATACTTACCAGGCGCAACAGCATCAATCCCGTTCTTCTTGTTAGCAACAGCACAAGACAAAGCGGACCCAACATCAACTGCAACAGCGGCAGCAACTACAGCGGCTAATGCAGGTAAATTATATAGAATAACATCTCAACGTGATCTAGTTACTTTATATGGTAACCCATTCTTTTATACAGCATCAAACGGTACTCCGTTACAAGGCTATGAATTAAATGAATATGGATTATTAGCGGCTTACTCAGCACTTGGTATTTCAAATCAAGTATTTGTATTAAGAGCAGACGTTGATCTAGCAAGTTTAGTAGGATCAACAGGTCGTCCAACAGGAGCACCTCAAAACGGTTCTTTCTGGTTAAACACAACTTCTTCTACATGGGGAATCAATGAGTTTAATTCAACAACAGGCGCATTTACAGCAAAAGCTCCGATCGTTATTTCTGATTCTACATTAGTATCAGTAGGTACACCTCTACAATCAGTTGGAAATATCGGTGACTATGCAGTAGTTGCGATTCCTAATTATAGAAACCCTAACAATGACAATGCACCTACATACTGGTACAAGAATCGTCAGAATACATGGGTTGGTTTAGATTCAGTAGATTGGTTTAAGGCATGGCCTTCAATCACAGCACCTACTTCTAATCCTACATTAACTGCTGGAGATACAATTGATTTAGTCGTTAATGGTACAAACTTAGCAACACTTACTGTATCAGCGGCTCCTAACAACACTATTTCTCAGTTAGCGGCAGACATTAACTCATTAGGTTGGTCATATGTTTCAGCGGCAGTAGTTGATAACAAACTTGAAGTATATTCTTCTCAAACAGGAGGCGATCAAGGATCACCTGAAGTACCATTCTATGTCAGATTTGCTAACGCAACAGGTACTATCTTTACAGACTTAGGATTTACAGGTACTAACGTAACTGGCTTCCAACCAAGAGCATTATATGGTACATCTGCTCAACAACCATTATGGCAATCAGGACAGGCTCAGCCTGCTCCGACTGGCTCTGTATGGGTTAAGGTTGACGGAACAGGATTACAACCAGTAATTTCTGAATATGATTCTACATCATCTTCATATACTGCTAAAACACCTACTTTTGCAAACTCTGACTGGGCTCAAATCTATTCAGCAGATTCAACAGGTGGACAAGCAATCCCTGCAGGAAGTGTTTATGCACAATATGCTTTTAACGGTGAATACACAGGATCCCCAGTATACTACTTCTATAGAGTAGCAACAGGAGCAACAGTAGTTAATGGTACAAACACTGCACCAGACTTTACTGACGGACCATATGTAGCAAGAGTTCAAATTTCAACTCCTGGCTCACAGACTTTAAGTACCCCTTATACATTTAACTTAGGTGACAACACAGATGCATCTGATTTCGTAACTGCATGGTCAGCGGCGAACATTCCTTATACTTCAGCAAGTGTAAACGATGACGGTTCAATCCAAATTCAACATACATCAGGTGGTGTTATTATCTTAGATGATTATGATAACAACACAGGTATATCTTCTGGATTATTCTCACAAGCAGGATTTACAACAGCAACAACAGGTTGTAAAACAGGACCATTCAGAGATGATATCTCATTTCAACCTACTCAGTCATCAACAACAGGATCAGGTACTGCATTACAAATTGCAGTAACTAATGACTATGGTTATTATGACTTTGACCCTGATGCAGTAGTAAACGGTGGTACAGGTCATGCAGTAGGTGATGTGGTTACTTTCTTAGGTACAGACTTAGGCGGTGCTTCACCAGCAAATGACTTACAAGTAAAAATAACAAGTGTGACAACAGGTGTTGTAACATCTTATACTTTAAGTACAGGTACAGGTGCAGATGCATTTACAACTCAGTTGTCTAACTGGAGAGAATTCTCATTAACAACGACTGGAGCAGATTCATTAACAGCAAATGAAGGCGCACCAACTGCAATCCCAACTAACTTGACTAACTGGTACTACTCATCAACTGATCAAGTAGACATTATGATCAATTATGACGGTGGTTTTAAAGGTTACAGTCAACAAGGTTATGATTCAAACGGATTACCTAGTCCATCAGTTACAAATGCAACTGATCCAGCAGGACCACTTGTAAGTGCAACTGAGCCGACTACACAATCTGATGCAACAGCATTAGTATACGGTGATCTTTGGTTAGATACTTCTGACTTAGAAAACTATCCGTTACTATACAGATGGCAGTCAGTACCAGCAACAGGTGGCGGAAGTGCTACTGATAAGTGGGTCTTAATCGACAACACAGATCAAACTTCACCACAAGGTATCTTGTTTAAAGATGCACGTTGGGCAACTAATGGCACGACTAATCCAGCAAATGATCCGATTCCGACTATCAAATCATTGTTAGCAAGTGATTATGTAGACGTTGATGCTCCTTTATCAGCAAATTACCCACAAGGTATGTTGCTTTGGAACACAAGACGTTCTTCATACAACGTTAAGCAGTATCGTGTAAACTATTTCAATAGTGATAGATTCCCTAATGATGCTTTACCAACACAAAAAGATGCGTGGGTATCTGCTTCAGGTGATCAATCTAATGGAGCAATGAACGCAGGTCGTAAAGCACAAAGAGCAATGGTAACTAAAGCATTACGTTCAGCAATTGATACTAACGTTGCAATTAGAGATGAAGATAATTACTTTAACTTACAAGCAACACCGGGTTATCCTGAACTACAACCTAACATGATCGCATTGAACTCTGATAGAGGTGAGACTTCTTACATTGTTGGTGATACACCAATGAGATTGAAAGATGATGCAACTGAAATTCAGGCTTGGGCAACTAACGCCGCAGGTGCAACAACTACGGGTGAAGATGGACTTGTAAGTAGAAATACTTATATGGGTCTATTCTACCCATCAGGTATTACTAGTGATCTATCAGGTAACTTAGTTGCTGTTCCTTCATCACACATGATGGTCAGAACTATGTTGCGTAATGACAATATTGCTTATCCTTGGTTAGCACCAGCAGGTACTAGACGTGGTATAATCGATAATGCTACAAGCATCGGATACATCGATGACGAAGGCGAGTTTAACTCAATCAGAACACGTATTGGTATTAGAGATGTGTTATACACTAACTTTATTAACCCAATGGTATTCTTTACAGGTAACGGATTATTGAACTATGGTAACAAAACTTCATTTGATTCATCATCTGCATTAGATAGAGTAAACGTAGCAAGATTAGTTGCTTACATACGTAGACAATTAATATTAGCCGCGAGACCATTTGTCTTTGAACCTAATGACCCTCAAACAAGAAAGTCTATTAAAGCAGTAGTAGAATCATTGTTCCAGGATCTAGTTTCAAAACGAGGATTATATGACTACTCAGTAGTTTGTGATGATTCTAACAACACTCCAGCAAGAATTGATAGAAATGAACTTTGGATTGACATAGCAGTAGAGCCCGTGAAAGCCGCTGAGTTTATCTACGTTCCAGTCAGAATATTCAACACTGGTGAGTTATCAGGATCGTAAAAAAGATATACAAAGAGGCTTCGGCCTCTTTGAATTAAAAAGATAAATATATATTAAGATATATTAAAACAGGAGATTAACAATGGCAACAGCCTCAGATACATTAGCAAAACTTTCGGTACAACCTGAGGGAGGCGCTAACCAAAACTTGTTGATGCCAAAACTTCAATATAGATTCCGAGTGAACTTTATTAATTTTGGTTTTGACGATGATTCTTCACTTATTCTTACTAGACAAGTAGTAGATTGTGCGAGACCACAAGTTCAATTTGATGAAATCACTATGAACGTGTATAACTCACGTGTCTATCTTGCTGGTAAACACACATGGCAAACACTTGCTATCAACGTCAGAGACGATGCTTCTGGTAATGTATCAAAAGCAGTTGGTGCACAGTTACAACGTCAATTAGATTTCTATGAGCAGTCTTCAGCGGCAGCAGGTGGAGATTATAAATTTGAAACTGAAATTCAAATCTTAGACGGTGGTAACGGTATCAATACACCAACAGTATTAGAAAACTGGTCATTAGCAGGTTGTTTCTTACAACAAGCAAACTATCAGACTCTAAACTATGGTACATCTGATGCAGTGACTATTGCTATGACTTTACGTTACGATAACGCAGTCCAGACAAATGCTGGTGGTGATCTAAACGGAGTACCTGGTGCAGGTGTTGGACAGTCTGGTCTACAGACTTTCCCAAGTGCAATCGGTACTGCTACGTAAGTATTAGAATTATTTTAAATAGAAAAGCCGGTTTCGACCGGTTTTTTTATGGGTACATAGATTAGATAAATACTATTATGTCAGAGCAATTAGATAAAGCATTACAACAATTACAAAACAGTATACTTGATCAATTAACAGGTAGAGTATACCTACGTGATTATACTCATGCGGCTAAAAACTTTTTACCAGGTGGTCAAGGTAATGCTGGTAAAGTCAAATTTACTTTTCATACTTGGTTTCAAATCAATCCTTCAGCATATCAACCGCCGACAGGACAAAATTATGGATTACTTGTCAAAACGATTAAACTTCCTACGTTTAATATAGATGTACAAGAAATGAATCAGTATAACAGAAAACGTTTAATTCAATCAAAAATTAAATATCAACCAATTGAGATTACATTCCATGATGATAACATGTCGCAAGTAACTGCAATGTGGGACGCATATTATAGATACAATTATGCAGATGCATGGAATCCTATTGTTGCTCCTTTTTCTACTGCGCCTGCTATAAAAGATTATAATAGACGTAATATATACGATCCATCTATATCAGGTGATACTGAATATGGTTATAGAGGAGATGCTAGAGGTGAAGGTGGAAACAGAGCAGATGGTGGAGAAAAAATTCCTTTCTTTAATAACATCACTGTATATGGTTTGTGGGCAGGACAATTTATTGCGTATACTTTAATCAATCCGATTATTACATCGTATGACCATGACACATATGATTATGCAGACGGTGGCGGCACAATGCAAAATAGAATGACTATCGATTATGAAACTGTTGTATATAATACAGGAGCAATCGGTGACATAGGCCCAGACAGTGATGGATCAGACTTAGTAACAGGATTTGCAGGTCCAGACAGTTATGATCGTAGAGAAAGTCCACTAGAACAAGGTGGAAGTAATCCGTTAGACATATTGAACAGAATGGAAAATCTAGGACAAGGCAGTATACTAGATGATGTTAGAACCCTTGGGCAATTAGCAGACGGTGGATTAGATACTATAATAGATAGTGCAAAAAATCAAATACAAGATGGTCTAACTAATGCAGTTTTAGATGCATTAGGTTTAGGAGGAGA